GAATGCAACTCAGCGAAATACCTGCCGGAACAAAAAACAAATCAGGGACAAGTTATTCCAGAAACAAAAAAACATAACAGAACAAGTGGTAAAAAACAAAAGTGAAATCGGAAGTTGTTGTCACTCCAACTGAATACCCTGTCTCCTTGGCTGAAATGCGCGACTACTTGCGAGAAACTGAACTGACAAGTCAGGACGGAGTATTGCAGTCGGCAATTGCAGGCGCTGTTGATTTGTTTGAGCGTGAGGTAGGCCGCAAGCTGATCACGCAAACTATTGAACAAACACTCGATAATTTCCCTGATGCCATTCCGATGGATTGGGTGCCAGTGGTAAGCGTGGAAAGCGTTAAGTTTGATGATGCCGATGGAGTTGAGCAGACATTATCGTCAAGTGATTACAAACTTGACAATAAAGGCAGCGAGCAATGGATGGTACCAGTAGTAGGCAAGATATGGCCGTCGACCTTGGTGAGTGGAATTAATACCGTTCGCGTCCGATACATTGTCGGGTTTGGCGCTGCAACCGCTGTTCCTGAAGATATTAAAAACTGGATTAAGGCCTATGCCGCAGATATATACCAGGGAAGATCAGCCATATCTGATAGCGCGCAAAATGACCATCCGTATTTTAGACGGATACACGCAACATACCGCATCTACTGATCATGACTGAGCCAACAATCGGACAGTTAAACCGGAAAATAACCATTGAGCAACTGACGCAAAGCAAGGACGTAGAGGGTGGAGTTACCGACTCATGGTCTGCGTACGCATCTGACGTCTGGTCAAGTGTTGATAATTACTCCGGAAACGAGCCTTCGATTACGAAAAACGGCGGCCTGGTCGGTGTATCGCGGGTGTTGTTCAGGCTGCGTTATATATCCGGTGTGACAAGCACGATGCGCGTTGTCTATGGCGGCAAATATTACGCGATTAAGCACGTGAGCAACTACAAGGAAATGAACAAGTGGCTGTATCTCGATTGTGAGAACGGCAAGAATACTGGGCATTAATTATAGGAGGAAGCATGTCAGACGGCGTTTTTAATATTTCAAAAGGTGCGTTTGCTGAGAAGATCAGAGACGCTGCAGCGAATGTTGGCATTTTGCTGCTAAAGGCCAATGAGGCTGAATCGACATTAGTCGACCGGACAACCATTGCTTTGATGCTCGCAGAAGGCGGGACAACAGAGGCTGATTTTACAAACTATGCACGCAAAACAGGGTTGACAGGGACGGTAACTGTGGATAACACCAATGATCGAGTCGACTGTGACGTACCTGATCAGACATGGACTGCGGCAGGTGGTGCTGCGAATAACACCTTGACAAAAGCCATCGTGTTTTACGAAGAGTCCGCAGCGGACTCTGGAAGAATCCCGATGACGCACCATGATTTTGCCGAGACCACAAGCGGCAGCGATATCACACTGCAAGTCAATACAGCAGGATTCGCCAGGGCAGCGTAATTGTTTACATGTAAACAAAAGCCATTTTTATATAAATTGAGGATTGTTAGATGAGAACAGCACAACTTCCCGCATGGGCAAATGCGATTGCGCCCGGCAAGATAGAAATCGAAGCGGATGGATTTTATCCTGAGTGGCTTGGTCTGCTTGGTGTAGCAGATGATGATATTGACCAGTACGCGCTTGAATGTGCATTCCAGTGCGCAAAGATGGATATCCAGTTTGCAGTAGCCGGAACTGAATTAATGCCGCAAGAGGGTGGCGCTCTGGTCATAATCGTGAACGACGGGAGCAAGGAAGCGGGCAAATGGCGTCAGAAATTTTATCCAGAAGGGAAGGGTGCAAAAGCTGCCTCCAAAGGTCGGGAGGCGCGCGAGCATTATAAAAGGATTCGCCAGGTTCCATCAATCTAATTAATCGGGTTAATTAATGGCTTTGCCGCAGGGTATAAACTTCCGCAAATTCTTATGGACACCGGTAGATGGCGCGAATGAGTATGCGGAGTTTAGTACATCACTTAATTATCCAACTCCAACCCCGCAAGGTAATAATGTTGGGTGGGAGAGTGGGACGGTTAATTATGCTGATAACCGTAATGCAGCAATTGATGCGAGGCTGGCTGGTACGCATGGGTTCGACGCCGGTTCTGTAGCGACCTATCGAATAGACTTGCCATCTCCGGGTTCGTATACCATCAGGATCGCCGCTGGATCGGCTACAACAGCATGGAGAGTTTCCGCTGATTTGTACGATGGCGCAACTTTACTGCGCACGCTTGTGACAGACCAGGCTATTTCAAGCGGACAGTTTGTTGATGCAACTGATACTTTACGTACGGATGCTGCAGATTGGGTTAGTAATAATGCATCAATCACTGAGACATTTGCAACGACAATCCTGCGCGTCACAATACCGACAAGCAGTTCATTTCGCACCATAGCTCATATATACGTTGAGGCTGCTGCTGGCGGTGGACCTTCTGCTGTTCCAATCGGGCAGGCATCAGAAACTGATAGTGCGTTTGCATTAACATCAAGCAAAGTTTCTTCAGTGTTGCAAGCAGTTGAGGCCGATTCTGCGTTTTCGTTATCAAGTGTGAGGTTGCGCGAGATACTGCAAGCTGTTGAGGCTGACACCGCGTTTGCAATGACAGGTTCTGGCGGGATATTGATCGGGCAGGCAGTTGAAACTGATACCGCATTCTCATTAACGAATAATAAGTTGCGGTCAATCGTTCAGGCGATCGAGACGGATACTGCGCAGCCTGCTACATGGCTAAAGTTGCGGCCTATCGGTCAGGCTATTGAAACAGATGAATCTTTCGCAATGGTTGCATCTGGAAGCATTCCGATAGGTCTTGCGCTTGAAGCCAATACAGCGCAGGTTATATCAAGACTTAAAGCGCTTGGAGTCGGCCAGGCTTCAGAGTCAGGCTCGGCCTTTTCTGTCACAGGTATCAAATGGCGACAGACAGGGCAGGCAATTGAGACTGACGCAGCGTTCACGTTATCGGTTAATAAACAAAGGTCGATCGGTCTTGCAAATGAAACAGATGAATCGTTTCCATTCTCAAGCGATGGGTCGATCACAGTGATTATCGGCGTTGCTGTTGAGACCGGCAGTGCGTCCGGTGTTGGCAGGAACAAGTCGAGAGCTATTGCGCAAGGTATTGCGTACGATACAGCCTTTAATTTTAATCCGGTTGTCAGTAGTGGAATAGGTCAGTCTAATGAGACAGATTCAGCGTCTCCGTTTAGCAGGTTAAAGTCTGCAGGCATAGGTCAGGCTATTGAGACTGATTCTGCTTTGATATTCACCAGCGACAGTATTATCACGGTTCGCGCGCCATCAGGTTCAGGTTATTCACCTGGGCGCGTTGTCAGTGTCCGCCCTGCACAGCGATACCCGACAAGGATACATTGATATGACGGTAAGAATCGAAGGTCTCGGTGATCTTCAGAAAGCGTTCGCTGGTGTCAGTAACAATATAAAGTTAAAAACATCTCGCAGAATGGTTGCATCTGCCGGTGGTATTTTGCGCAAGGAAGCAAAGAGCATTGCGCGCAAACAGGGGTTAAAAAAATCAGGCTCATTGATCCGCAATATTGCGATCAAGCGCGAAAGTAAATCACAGCCTGGTATTACTCAATATCACCTTGGCGTACGTCATGGTCGCGATCTTGGCAAACGGCACACCAAGTTTCTGGCATTGTCAAAAACAGGGAGAATTGTTACCAGGCGAGAGAATGATCCGTTTTATTGGCGGTTCCTTGAAGTTGGTACCAAATATATAAAGGCTTACGGATTCATACAGCAATCGCTTGATAACAAACGTGTCGAAGCCATCGCGGCCATGAGTTCAAAGCTCAGGCAGGAAATCGACAAAGCAAACCGCACTGTCAAATAATAATCCATGACCATAGGATCAGATATCAACACAGCATTGACCGCTGTGCTGGCGAATACTTATGCCGTCGAATTGCCAGATAACCCGACATTCCCGTCCCTGGTATTTGAAATTGAATCGGATCGAGAGACAGGTTGGACTACAGGCGCTGAATACGAACAGCATGTGGTTACGGTCAATATCCTCTCAACATCTAAAGCACAAATACCCACGATCCGGTCGCAGATAGAGTCTGCGCTTAAAGTGATGGATGGATATATGGGGCTTGAAGAACACGGGGATGCAGACTATGAAGATGATGCGCGGGTATATGCGTATTACATGGATTTCAGGGTAAGGACACGAGAATTAATCTAATGGAGGAAGTCAAATGGCAAAGCTAATGCGTAATGTAGCGTTGTTAATAAAGCAGCATGTAACATATAGCACTGATCCTGTGCCGACTGCAGTCGCAAATTCGATACTTGCACAGGTATCCAATGCGCAGCCTGTCGCAACTCAGTTCGAGGATCGCAATAATGTGCAGGCTTATTTGGGTTCGAGCGGCAAAATACAGGTAGCTGCATGGTCTACGATTACTGTTCAATTTGAACTTGCCGGTGCATCTGCAACAGGTGATTCACCACCTTGGGCACCATTGATCGAGGCGTGCGGAACAACGGTAACAGCTACGCCTTCCACTGATGTTGTGATTGAGCCGATATCAACCGGGTTCAAAGCAGTTGCAATCTATTATTATCTCGATGGATTGCTGCATAAAATGCTGGGTGCTTTTGGAAACCCGACATTCACAATTAATTCGCGCGGCATTCCAGTTTGCAGTGTTGACTTTACAGGCTTGTACAGCGCAACTGCCGATGCTTCAATTCCTGGTGGCATTGATTACTCTGCTTTTCAAACACCCCAGGCGGTGAATGATACCAACACCACGGCATTCACTCTGCATGGGGCATCGCCGGTCATGGATACCATGAGCATTAATTTCAACAATACAGTTGTTTACCAGAACATGGTCGGACTTGAGCAGGTTGTGCTCACTGACAGGGCGATGACC